TTTTAATGCGTGTTTTAAGTCTAATGTGTATGGGCCAATTTCAGATGCGATTAATGCTTTCTTATAAAAACCCGCCTCAATAACTTTTAATTGAGATTTCATTCTATTAAACATTGTGTTTTTGATTGGCGCCAAAGATACGTCAAATTTTGAATAATTCTTCGCATAAGATTGTACAGGTCTTGTCCAAACTCTAACATAAGGTTGTTCAAGTTCATTAGGGTAAACTTCTTCTTTAAATTTCAAAAGGTAGTTGATATAATCTTCACTTAAACCTGTACGGTTTGAGGTCATAATTTGTTCGTATTTATTCCAAACTGTTTCCTCAGGTCTAATAGGCCTTTGTTTTTGTTCCCCTGTATCTCTATTAATTTCGGTAATAGTCCCTCTAGTGTCAAAACCACATAAGTAAATTTGTAAGTCCTTTCTATCTTCAGAATTAAATTTTGATAGTGAACCCTCGATTAATTTTAAATCGTGTAAGTGAGAAGAACCTCCTAACCAACCAAATCTCAATTTGTCAGACTCTAATGTAGGTTCATTAAATTGAGGTTCTTTTGGGTCTATGGCGTTTGGTAATACAATAACATTTTTATTTATTTTACTAATTTCATTAGCGAATAAACTAGTTGTTGTTGTGACATATCTCGCTGCCTTTAAGTTAGCTACAATTTTTTCGTGAATTTTATGATTTTTAATTAAATCGTAGATTGGATGTTCGGGACCTGGCATCCAATAATCGTCAATATCTACAATAGTGATAATACCCATATCGTTTAATGTTTTAAGAAGCATAGGGGTGTTATCGTAGTTTTGACCAACAGTACGATGAATATGAACTATTTGATATTTTTTCCAATAATTCAAGTCATCAACTTTAGGTTGATAATCGATATCTACGTGAAAATCTTCGGGATATAATTTTTGTAAAAAGATGTGTGGGTCGACAGACCTGAACTTACCTACACCTGTTTTATCTGATGGTAGTACTAATACATTAATTTTTGTCATTCTATTATGTTTTCCATAAGAATAACAAAAAAAAGGTAATAAAGAAAGTTATTTTAATTTTTTAACCTTAGATATTTTACCTTCAAATAGGTGTTTACCGACCTTAATCATCATAATCTCATCTGACTTCTCAGCACTCTCAATGATTAAACCATTCTCCTTTAACACCTCTTGAACAACTTCCTTCATCATCTTTCTCAAATCAGGGTTAGTAGGTGTTTTAGAAGAAGTTTCTTGTATTTGAGTTTGTGGTTTAGGTCTGTTAGTCCCCATTAATTTAGATGCCTTTTCAACTAATTCGTCGCTTAACACCGAAGTATTACTTGCGGACAACGGATTTACAGATTGAATAGGATTTTCAATCATAAGTCTTTTAATTTCGTCAGGTAATTTTGAATTTAAAATTCTGTCTTTTGGTGGGGTTTCGGCAGATTGAGTTGTAGGTATATTTGATTCAGAAATATATTCACTAGGTATGTTAAAATTAGCGGTAGGTGCGTCATAATTTTCAACCACAGGGGTTTGATAATTAGTTGTTTGAGGTACGCCACCTCTACCAATATTGTTATGTTTGTCCATAATGGCTTTTGAAATCGCCAATTTTTGCATTAAATCACTCATATTATGCTACGTTTTCTTGTGGTGGATTATCAAACTTGGCGTTAAGAATAACTTGTGCCATAGTTTTATCCCCGTTAAAATTATAACCAGGTCTTGGTTCATTGTAAACTTCTCCTGTTGGTTTTGACGATAATATTTTATCAAGTCTAAAAAGTCTCCACCCTGGTAAAGGTTGTTCTCCTTTATAACCCGTGTGAGAAGAACCTTCTTTATCCCAAGCTCTAACTACTTTATTATTCGCTTTACTAACCCCAATACAAACAGGTTCGATTTCACGAAGTCCTCTACCACCTGGTTCATCACCATCGTAGTATATAACCATAACCTTTCGTTGTTTAATTGCATCGATTAAATCCTCGTAAGACGCGGTTTCTGTGATTAGTTTAGTAAATGTGGTTAATAGTTTCATTAAAAATCAGGATATGTTTTTGATGAATTAAATTTGTTAATTTTGATTTCACTTTTTCTTTCAACGTTATCAACACTACTACCTGCGAAAGTACTGTAAACATCTAAATCTCCACCCGTACCTTTACCTTGCTCATCTCCTGTTGCCAAAGCGTCAGGGTTAGTTGATGAATATGAATTCGTTGAGTTGTAGTTGTTTTTAGGAAAAAGTTTTTTTCTTTCCTGTTCAGCAATCTCAGTTAATGAGTTCTTTTCAGTTTGTGCCAAATCAATAGGTTCTTGTTGTGACATAATTATATTATTTTTGAAATTATTTCGTTTATTCGTTTTAAACTTTCGGTTATTTTAATATCATCATTATGTGTATGATGACTTTTACTTGGTCTATTTAAATTAGATAAACCCTTAGGGTCGTTATCTTTAGGGCTTTTATTATAAGCATTTGATAATCCACTTTCCTTTTTAGCGTTTTTAGAATTTTCTAAAGAACCTCTATCTGAAGTTAGGGTTTGATTGACCCATCCTAACATTTTATCACCACCCAAAGAATCCTTTTCACCATTCTCAATTCTATGTTTAATTTTTTTTAACAAAGAATAAGAAATATTACCTTTAGATAATAAATTACCAATAGTTTCATTTCCAGAATGATTTTGTAAATGGTCTATAATATGTGAGGGGATTTGATAATCTTTCCCATATAAATCTTTATTCACTCTTAAACATTTTAATTAATTGGTTTATGGTTAAACCTTCTTTTTCCGCCATTTTTTTAAGTGAGTCGACGTTCTTCTTGATAATTTTAGATGCTTTATCTTCTTTCTCCCCTAATTCTCCGTCAGAATTTTTCTTATTCAATAAGATTTCATCAATAGCTTTAATCATCTTTTGTCTTTGGATTTCAGACAAAGTCATTCTATCGATAAATCCTTTTTTATTTCTAATCTTTTTAGGTGCGTTTTTTGTTCTGTTACCTGAAGGGTCTTTACCAAACTGAATTGTTCTTTCTTTGGCATCATCAGGTTCCATACCCATTTTTTTAACTAAATAATTGAAAGTTTCTTTACCGTCCATATCTTTAGTTTCCTCATAACCAAACGCTTCAGAATAATCAACTTCATTTACTATGTTACTATCTTCAGTTGTTGATTCTCCATAATATCTTCTATAACCTCTAGTAACAGGGTTACCTGGCATTCTTGTCGCTGGTACAATTTTATCGGTAATATTTTTCTGAGTTAACCCCCAATTAATCGGTGGGTATTTAGAATTATTCATTGTTCCGTCATAATCAACCAATTCCTCAATTTCAGATTTTTCTTTTGAAATTGGTTCAAAATATTTTTTGATTTGTCCTTTGGTTTTTATTTTTTTGTTTTTAAGTATTGAAGAAATTCCTTTTTTAACTTTTTCTAAATCTTTTTTATCGAAGTCAATTTTTTCGTCTTTCTTTCTGGACTCTACCAAAGTATCCGCAATAGAATAGTATAACGATATTTTATCGCTTTTTTCCGTAATGTAGAAATAATATGGAGTAATAAAATACTCTGTATTCGTTTGAATCATTTTACTTTTTACATATAAATACTGCGATACAAGGTATTTATCATAGAATTATGGCCTATCAAAATATAAACCAGTATAATTTTAAGAAGTGGTATCTTCTTAATAAGTCCGAGATACAGGATTTTTCCTTATCTTCGGATGAAAGAGACTATAAAGAGGAGGTAGTTTTCTCTCCTAAACTTATTGCCGAAGATGATGGTAATAGGTTACCATTTAGTTTTGATTTAGATAACTCAAGTAATAGTGAATTATTTGTGTTAAACTATAACGCCTATAACCCATTCAACAATTTAATATCATCAAATTACTATAATCCTAACAATAATGACTTAAGTTGTTATAGTTCACAAACAATTTGTGATATAGGGTTAACAGGTATTGATAATGGTTTGGTTGAACAAATGACAGGGGTGACAATCACCGCAACAGAGGGGTTGTTATCGGATAGTCAAAAATTTGATAGGTTATCTTTTGATAGACGATTAAAATTACACCAAGTTACAGGTTATACTGCAAGTCCGAATATTCGTTTTTCAGGATTACAAAAAGACATTTCATATAACGTTGTGTCTAAAATTTCACCAAATATAGGTGTATACCACGAATTATATGGTGGGTTTTATCAGGGCTTCTACAAGTTATTCGGATATGATTATACTTTATACCCTGAAAGGGTTAATAAAGGTTGGTCTGTTGAGGTTTTATTAAAACCAAGATTTATAGATGAGTTTACTCCTCCATCATATCAAACAACGCTAAACAACTTCTACCCTAATAACAAAGATATTTTCTTTTATTTAGGAACAAGAGCTGAAAATAAATTTTATCATAGAGCGGACGGAAATCCTATTTCAGATAGTGGATATACAAGGGTTACTGAAAGTTTAACTTGTTTAAAAACCTGTGCTTGTTCAAGTACTGCGATAACCAATTCAAACTGTATTCAAGTTTATCAACCGACCCAAGAGTCTGTATCACATAATATAGATTGTGAATGCGGTTGTCTTGAAACTCCTGAAATAATTAATCCCGATAAAGACCCAAAGTTAGATGATTTATCAAACGCAATTGCGTTTAAACTTTGTGGAGACCCACATAACCCTCAGATAGGTGTTAGGATTTTAAGATTTACAGGCGACTGTGTTACCACAGGAACTTGCTCAACTACAGGAGTTACATATCAAACAGGGTATACTGTCGATAATCTATGTACACCTAAAGGGATATATGATTTTTGTCAACAGGTAAATCCTGCGTTTTTACAACAGGAACATTGGGTACAATTAGACTTAGTATGGGAAAGATATACTTGGTTTGACACTTGTGATTTATGGTATAAAGGTGGTTTAGGATTAATTAGTGAAGACCCTTATCTATTCTCGTTGGTAAATGAATCTGTAAGATTAATCGAACCAAAATCCGATGTTGGTCCTGACATTGACAAGAGAATTGAAGTTGTTAGACTAAATGAAAGATGGTTAATTGAAAAGGAGTACAGAAAAGGTAGAATTAAAGTTTACGTTAACGGAAGAATCTTTCACACATTTGAGGATATTGAAGAAATAATACCAAGAGCATTAGACACTGAAAAAGAAAGACAGGTTGGGGTACCATATAACGTGTCTTGGGGTGGAGGTACTCAAGGGTTACATAATAACTTAACTTTCACAGGATGTCCTGAATCGTTAAGCGGACTGGTTTACCAACAAGACCCTGAATGTTTACCAAACAATATATTGGGAGGAACGTCTTTATCGGGTCTAACCACTAACATACTATTAGAACAAAATTTCGCAGGGTCATTCGACGGGGGTATATCTCAATTTAGAATGTATGCAGAACCATTATCTGCGGATGAGGTTAAACATAACTTTTTATTATTAAAAGATAAATTTGAATTATTTGATTTTGATTGTCCTAATTGTACAGTAATAATCCCTATTACAACAACTACGACAACAATAAATCCCATTACGACAACCACAACTACGATAAATCCTATTACAACAACGACAACTACAATAAATCCTATCACCACAACTACTACAACAATAATACCTATTACAACCACCACAACTACTTTTTATCCCACACCTACACCAACTCCTACAATAACACCAACCGTAACACCAACCGTAACACCTACACCAACTCCTACAATAACGCCAACCGTAACACCTACACCAACTCCTACAATAACGCCAACCGTAACACCCACACCAACTCCTGTTCAAAATTGTTTTCTATTACAAGAAAATGGTTTCTATATTTTACAGGAAAATGGTGATAGATTAATAATTCAATGTAATCCAATACCTGGTAATGATTTTAGTTATTTAATTATTCCCGATAATGATTTGAATTACCTCACAATACCGAATGGTGATTTTAGTTATACAATAATACCTAATAACGATATTAATTACGCATTAATTCCAAACGGGGACTTTAGTTTTAAAGTTATCCCAAGTGATGATATTATATATAATTTAATACCAAATAATGATTTAGGGTATGAGATATTAAGTTGTACAGGTAAAACATTTAATTTAGTAGTACTACCTTATCAACCGCCAAGTAATGGAAACATTATTTTCCCTAACTTTATTGCGGGTGAAGGTGCAACATTAGACCCTAATACGTTTACTTTAGGTGGTGTTTATTGGAATGAAATAGACAGAAATGGAAATAGTTCCTACTCCTATTTTGAAAATTTACAAAACCCTTTCGTTTTAACATTTACCCAAGGAAATAGAAATGCGGTGTATAGTGGATACAGTGGAGCAATCAATTATGTTGAAGGTATGTTTTTCAATGAAAGTGGTGAAGGTGGAGGACAACCTCAATTAACATTAGTCACACCTTCAATTGGTAATTTTAATTTAAGTGAACCTGTTTGTATTAGTTATTATAACATTAACGTACCAGAACCTACCGCAACACCTACTCCTACCGCAACACCTACTCCTACTGCAACACCTACACCGACTCCAACCCCAACACAAACCCCAATTCCCGTCAATTTGATAATGGATTTGGATTCGACTACAGGGATAACTGTGAATAATTGGATTGATAATACGGTTTATGGTAATGATGCAACAATTAGTGGGGGGTATTCTTTAGACACTTATAACGGATATCAAGTGGTTTCGTTTAATGGTACTAGTACATTTGTTTTTCCAAATGACGGGTTTGCAACCAATTTAGATTCTAACGGATTTACTTTTGAAGTATGGGCCTATCCAACAACAACATCTAACGGAACTTTAATTTCTGAATGGAGTGGGTTCCCTCCGACAGGATGGAATGATGCTCAAATGTCCTTTGTTTCAGGAACAATTAATTCGGGAGTGTTTGACCCGACTAGTTTTACCCCAACACCTTATATAACGGGACCATTATTCTCATCAAATACTTGGTATAATATTGTTATGACATATGACGGAACGTCATTAAAACAATACATTAACGGGGTAAGTACGGGAACTATCTCAGGGGTAAAATTAAACCCTGGTGGGACTTATTTAAGTTTAGGTAGAACTGATACTGCGAATAGTTATCTTGGAGGTGCTTCAGGATATTTCCAAGGGTATATTGGTCTTTGGAAAATATGGGACGGACCTTTAACGTCTTCAGAAATATTATCAAATTATAATGATTATTCACCAAGATACACATTACCAACACCTACACCGACCCCAACACCAACTTCAACACCCACACCAACCCCAACATTAACACCTACACCTACGCCGACACCCTCACCTAATTTAGACGGTTTTGACTACACTGATTTTTCATCAATTTCAGGACTTGAATTAGTTGGTCCTTATGTCACACAAACATCGAACGAAATTTATTTAACATCGCCAACAGTCGCGTCAACAGGTAACCTTTATAGGTCAACCTCAGTTAGATATGATAGAGATTTTTCACTTGAATGGAAATCATATATAGGTGGTGGAACAGGTGCTGACGGATATTGTATCCAATGGACTACAACCAATAATACTAACGGTTCTGGAGGTGGAGGAATTGGTTTAATTACAGAGTCTAGTACAATAAATGCGATAGGGTTTTATACGTATACAATTAATAGTTTTAGATGGTTTAAGAATAATGTTTTACAATCAACAGATTCTGTTAGTTCAGGGTACTTTAGACAAGTATTATATTTTTGGGCTGATTATACACACTCAACTCAAACACTTAATTTATACTTTAATACCACGAATACTAAACCTGGTTCACCAAATAAACAATACAATGGATTTGCGTTTGACTCAACACCTTATTATATAGGATTTGGGGCTGCGACAGGTGGGGCTCAAGATTATCACAATATTGTGTCTTGGAAATTGACTTTCGTATAAAATAAACAAAAAATAAAAGATATTTATAAAATAAAAAAATTATGGCAATAGGAGCAAGAATATTAAGTGATAATTTAAGTGGTAAAACCGCAACTGTCACATTTACGCCAGTCACTGGTACAACTTCAGGTGACACTCAAAATCTTGGGGAGAAAACAATTCCTTTTAATAATATTTCATCACACCCATACGGGTATTATAATATTAACGTAACAGAGTATGACTACACATATACCTTATTTATCGAACAACCAATAAATGATAAGGAATTATTTGTTTTGGTGTCGCAAATTATAGAATCTAATAACTATGGCGTTGTTACTATGAACTCAACCGACTTCACTGCGGATATTATTGATTTTGGTGTTGACGCAACATATTGGGATATTAACAATATATACCCACTTCAAGAATCAGGTTTTTTATATGAATTTGAGGGTAGAGATAACTACCAAGAAAAATATATATTATTCACGGACTATAATAACCAAGTTATTGGGACATATACGGGAACAACAGATAATCGTGATTTAGACGCTCTTGATGGTAATTGGGTTACTTTTGAGGATGCTGAAAACGGAATACTTAAAGCATCTAATGGAAACACCGTACTAACTTTTGAGTGGGACCCAAATGTAAATTATATCGACATTCAATGGGATTGGGATTCAGTTAATAAAGATAAATCATTTGTTTTTGAAAAAGGGACTATTGAGGGATATGACTCAACGTTTTATCTTGGTAAACAAGATGGTACACTAACGGACTTTTATACATTATCTGAAAGTGGTTACACCGCGGATTTTAAATTACAATTTGACTCTACATTTATGGTTGGTGTAATCTATGATTCGATAAATTCTAGATACCAAGAATTTGATATTAGAGATGAGAACGGTGCAATAATTGGTGATTCTTATGTTTTATCGGGAGCATCATACAATGATTATAATTATCATTTTTATGGTGACAATAAAATAGTTTTAATCTTTTGGGATAATAATGATAATACTGTTGATTATAAGATTTATCATTTTGATGGTAATACCAATACAATGGTAATTGAAACTCATAATAGAGAATTTTATCCTGAATTTGTTATTAACGCTAATTCCAGATTTTATCCTGATGATAATATTTCGAATAATGTAGTAATAGTATTTCACCAAATAGTAAATTGGGTTAATTTTGGATACGAAGTTTCAAAATGTGACATTGTTTATATGTTGAGCGGTCAGACAGGATTCACAACATATAATTTTGTAACCGATACTAATAAGGTGATTAGTCCTTGGGGTAATTTAACTAACAATGGTTGGTTTACTTCGGCATCAGATGAGGCGGGGTATTGCGATATTTTATGTATAAACTCGAATGATGGTGTTGTTTTGTCAAATACCGAGATATCGGGAAGTACTGTTGGAAGTTGGAATTATGATATTGTGGGTAATAATTTTATTAGTATAATCACAAATAATTTTGGTTCAGATATTAATTTTATATATAACGATTCTTCAGGGGTCATTTTAGATAGTTTATTCTACACAGGGGCGAGTTATAACTGGTGGACAACAACGGACATATTATATTTAACAATTAATAATACTGACGCATTTTATCTTAATAATAGTACCACAGGATTTACGCCAACAACATATTATAATAGTATACGATATGTTCGTACTTACTTTACTGACACATTTTTAGACCCTGACACTTTATTTTTGTATGATAATAATACAAGATATGGTAGATTTTTGAAAGGTAATTCATTAAGTTCAGAGTTCCTATTACCTGGTAGTGATAATGATTATGACATCCTACTTGGTAAAGATAAATTATTATTTGTATATCCTAATGTTGATACCGATAATATAGTTATAAATCTTTATGATTTTAATGGTAATTTACTTAATACTCACGAAACAGAGTTTACAAGTTGGAATGGAGTTCAAGCACTTAAAAATAGATTCATAGTAAAATTCCCAACACAAGGTTTGATAAATGTTATTATGATTAATGAAGACACAATATTAATGAGACAAATCACAGATTTAGATAATTACGATTCAATGAACGACTACGTTTGGTGGAATGATTAATAAAAGTTAAAAAATTAAAAATATGAAAAGTATCAATATAGATGTCAAATTAAAAAAATCTGAAAAAACGATTTTAAAAAGAATAGAAAAAAGAATAACAGTTTCTGAAGGTATGGTTATTTTAGACGTTAAAAATTTAATTAAATCAGAATTAAATTTACCGTTTGAAATAGTTTCAGAAGAATTTTACTATGGAACAGGTAAAATTGAAGACACCGACTTAACTCCAAATAAATCAGGTTTGGAATACATAATAACAATTAAATAATTTTATAGATGGCAGATTCTCCAATATCATTATTACCAAGAGCGACCACAGGATATTCAGACTCCTTAATGGTTATCGTAAACTATAATACAGTAAGTTCGGGTCAAACCGAATCTATACCTTTTTCTGCGATAACAAGAAATGGTGATAATGGAACATCAGGAACAAGTGGTTCGTCAGGTGTTAACGGTACTCCAGGTTCTAACGGAACTTCGGGTACTAATGGTTCTTCAGGTAGTTCGGGAACAAGTAATGGTTCATCGGGAACTTCGGGTAGTTCTGGTGAGTCTGGAACGTCAGGTATTGATGGTACAAGTGGTACTTCAGGAACTGATGGTTCATCAGGGGTTAATGGAGTATCAAGTGGACAAGTTTTATTCTTCAACACCCAAAATACTCAATCACCTTATTTTGAAATTTCCCCCGTTGCCGATAATTTTTCGGAAACAGGTGTAACGGTAAGTGTTTCGGCACAAACTGAAGCGGTTATTGCGGAATATCAAACACCCGTATCATACCCTGGTATTAGTGTATTACCTCCAGGTGTTTGGACCTTTAATTTACACGCATACAAAGAAAGCCCAAGTGCGATTTTTGATATATATTGTAGCGTATATAAAAGAGATAGTGGTGGGACTGAAACTTTATTGTTTAGTACTGACCCTGTACCAGTAACCACATACTTCCCTAATGTTGCTATGTATGTTACCGACGTATATCAGTCAGGTAGTACTTTAGATATTACCGATAGATTAGTTGTTAAAGTGATAGGTAAAAATAATAAATTACTTGACCAAATATATTCTTTAACATTTATTAGTGAAGGTACTAGTCATTATTCATTTGGAACAACTACTTTATATTATTTAGGTGGAACATCAGGTTCTTCAGGAACATCAGGTTCATCAGGAACAAGTAATGGTTCATCAGGTACATCGGGTTCTTCAGGTGAATCAGGAACACCAGGGTCTAACGGTACTTCAGGAACATCAGGTTCTTCAGGTGAATCAGGAACACCAGGGTCTAACGGTACTTCAGGTACAAACGGAAGTTCAGGAGAATCGGGAACTTCAGGAACATCAGGTTCTTCAGGTGAATCAGGAACACCAGGGTCTAACGGTACTTCAGGAACATCAGGTTCTTCAGGTACAAGCGGAAGTAGTGGTACTTCACCAACGTTTCCATTACCTTTAGTATATGGATTATTCGCTCAAACAGGAAATAGTGTTGTGGTTAGTGCAACTACAGTAGAATCAACAGTAATTAATGGTGGTGTTGGTACCTTAACAGTAGGTGCTAACCAATTCCAAGTTGGAGATAGTTTTAGAGCTGACTTTGGGGGGGTTATTAACTCAAGAAACGGAGATGATATTAGAATGAGAGTTAAAACTACAAGTGGGGTAATTCTTGCTGATAGTGGACTACAAAATATGGACGGTGGAACAGGGGATATTTGGCAATTCTCAATAAATTTCACAGTTAGAAAAACAGGTATTGCTGGTGTTGCGGAGATGGTTTCGTTAGGTGTTTTCCATACAACAAAACAATCAAACGGGGCTCAAACAGGTTTTGCATTTAATACGGTTAATTCGACAACCTTTGATACTACAGTTTCCAACACTTTAGATGTGACCGCACAATTTAGTACGAACAACGCTTTGAATGCGATATATTCGGACATATTTATACTAAATAAAATTTATTAAAATTTTAATATTACAAAATCAATCCTCCAAGTTTCTTGGGGGATTTTTTATTTATATTACTTCTTTGTTTCCTATATTTTAGTATCTAAAATACTAATATGAAAATTTTTATTCAAATCGCCTCTTATCGAGACCCTCAGTTAATACCAACAATCAAAGATGCTATTGATAAAGCCAAGAACCCAAAAAATTTAGTTTTTTCAATTGCGAGACAATTTCATCCTGATGATAAGTTTGATGACTTATCTGAGTATGAGAATGATGATAGATTTAGAATTCTAAACATTCCATTCGAAGAATCAAAGGGAGTTTGTTGGGCTAGACACTTGACACAACAGTTATATCAAGAAGAGGAATATACGATGCAAATCGATTCTCATATGAGATTTGAAAAGAATTGGGATAAGACTTTAATTGATATGATTAAAGGTTTACAAAAGAAAGGCCATAAGAAACCATTATTAACGGGTTACGTTTCTTCATTTGACCCTGAAAACGACCCTAATGGTCGAGTTACGGTTCCGTGGAGAATGTCGTTTGACCGATTTATCCCTGAAGGTGCGGTTTTCTTTCTACCTGAGACAATTCCTGGGTGGCAAGATTTAACAGAACCTGTTACCTCAAGATTTTATTCTGCACACTTTGCATTTACAGTAGGTCAATTTTCTAAAGAAGTACAACACGACCCTGAATTTTATTTCCACGGAGAAGAAATTTCAATTGCTGCAAGAGCATACACTCACGGATATGATTTATTTCACCCACATAAAGTTGTTGTGTGGCACGAATACACTCGTAAGGGTAGAACCAAACAGTGGGATGACGATAAAACTTGGGGGGAAAAGAATTCAAGGGCTCACGCAAAAAATAGAAGACTATTTAGTATGGACGGTGAAGTATTTGACCCTGAGGAGTTTGGTATTTTTGGGTTTGGTACCGAAAGAACTCTTAGAGATTATGAAAAATACTCAGGACTTCTTTTTAGTAAAAGGTCCGTACAACAATATACTTTAGATAAAAAGTACCCGCCAAATCCAAATCCTTATGAAACCGATGAAGAATGGATGAATAGTTTTTCGTCAGTATTTAAACACTGTATTGACGTTTCATTTAGTCAAGTTCCTGAAACTGATTATGAATTTTGGGCGGTTATTTTTGAGAGAGACGGTGGACAAGAGTTGTTTAGAAAAGATGCGGATAAAAATGAAATTGCCAGACTTAAGTCAGACAAAGATGGGTATTGTAAAATTTGGAGGGAATTCCAAACTTCGGAAAAACCATCAAAATGGGTTGTTTGGCCATATTCGACATCTAAAGGATGGTGTAATAAATTAGAAGGAAAGTTATAAAATATGTTAATACCTCATTATACTCCGTCGAGCGTTAAAAATAGTAATAAAGACATTATTAGTGCTGGAATTTCAGAGAATAATGTTAAAATATTAAAATTATCTAAACATTATAAGAATCCTGTTTTTTACCCTAGAAAGTTTGAAAAATGGTCTGACACATTTGAAGTGATTCAAATAGATGACGTTATTCAAATCAGGAGGACAGACAATCCAAATTTAGGTTGGGGGGAATCGTTATTGATTGATGTTGAGTATGATTTACTAGACACCTCTAAGGAACTATCCTCACAAAAGATACCTAGAGTTATTTATCAAACATTCAAAACCAATGAAGTTCCTAAAGGGATGTATGATTCTATTAGTAGTTGGAAAACTTTAAACCCCGAATACGAACATTACTTTTATACCGATAACGAATGTGAAAATTTTATTGAAAAATTCTTCGGGGTTAAAGTCTTAAACGCTTATTTAGATTTAGTTCCAGGAGCGTTCAAGGCCGACCTATTTAGATGTTGTGTTTTATATGAAAAAGGTGGTGTGTATGTTGATTCTGATATGATATGTTTGAAAAGTTTAGAAGAATACATTGGACCTAACGACTCGTTTATTGTTGGTAGGGACGACCCAATGTCTAAAAGTTTTTTATATAATGCTTTTATGGCGTCAGAACCTAAAAATCCTATTTTTAAAAAAATGATTGACTCTATTGTTGAAAATGTGTCTAATCGTAAAGATTTGTATTATTTGGATATATGTGGACCAAGTCTTTTAGGAAAAACCGTAAACAAATTTTATGGACTTAACGAAAATAATGAGTATGAATTAGGGTTACAAGAGTTAAATGGGACTAATGTAAAAATATTAAAACATAATTGGGAAACTAAAACAATTAAATTAGGGAATATTGATTTGGTGTATACTGAATATCCCGATAAAAATAGAGAGATGATGGAATTAAAAATTCCGACATACTATTCTTTATATACTAATAAAATTGTTTATCGAGAAATACCAAGAAATCTTTATTACACAACTTACGACCCTTTGGGGGTTAATAGTTATATGGTTAATTCGTTTTCGGAGAAAAATCCCTATTGGAAATTAAACTATTATTCTGATGAAGAATGTCTTAATTTTTTTAAAAAAAACAATGAAGAATTAAAAACGTTAATAGGTGTCGATACTTTATCGTATTTTTTAACGTTACATAATGGCGGGGAAAAATCTGATTTTTGGAGATATTGTATAATTTATTTATTTGGAGGTGTTTATACCGACTCCGACACTTATTGTAATACACCTCTAGACCTTTGGACAATTAATCACGATTTAATTTTAGGTATTGAAGCTAATTTACCTCTTGAGGTTGCAGAAACTTTTGGGATGGACAAAATCGGACATAATCATAATGGATATGTAGTGTCAGTATGTAATTGGACTTTTGCCGCAAAACCTAAACATAACTTCTTTAAGAAATTAATTTTAGACATTTGTAATAACCCAGTTAACGGTGATGTTATAAGTAATACAGGTCCTGGTAGATTTACAAAACACGCAATAGACTATTTTTCAGGACAAGACTTATCCATATTAAACACTGACAATATATACCAAGATAAGTCGGTATTGTTTAATATTGATAAATTTGGCTCTAATCAGTCACATTCTAATTCATTTAAAAACTATTCAAACCCGTTTGATTGTGATGATGATGTTTATGTTGTTCATATGTTTGACGGTACTTGGAGGTCTAAAAGTAATAAGGAAATAAAAACCAATAAATCAAATATTGGTATTTCTCATAATTTAACACTACTAAAAACCAAGACAGGATATAAAGGTGTTGGTAGATTAGATAAAGATACGTCAAGAACTCATTTTATGAAAGTTATTGGTGATTGTCGGTCATTATTAGAAATTAATTATGATTTTGATTTTAATATTATTTCCGAATCCGAAAAACATATTACAGGGTTTAATGATATTGCAAAATTCGAGGATTACCGATGGTTTACGTATAAGAATAAAAACTATCTTTGTGTTTCCTACATTGATGAGGACTTCAACACCAAAGTGTCTATTTTAAATGAGGAATATAAATTTTTGGGAGACGTTAAAATTGAGGAATATAATCGAGTTTCATTTGTTGGCCCTGAAAAAATATGGGAGAAAAACTGGTTATTTTTTGAAAAAGACGGTGAATTATATTTTATTTATTCGACCACCCCAAGATATGTGGTGTATAAGTGTGTTAATTTTGAAACTTTGGAATTTGAAAAAAATATCAATATTGAGTGGCCGTTAAATGAGAATGTTCCTGATAATGAAGTTTATTTCACATCATATGTCGGGGGTCCAATTAAGATTGCCACAGGAGGGTCGTCAAATCCAATTTTTATAGAAAGTCGAGGGGTTTACCTATATTTTATTCATACCAAATTTTATAGTGAAAAAAAATATAACCATTATGCCGTAATTTTGGATAAAAATATGTTACCAATTAAGTTTTGTACAAGACCTATAATTCATAAACTAATTCCTTACGACCTATTCTTCGTTTCTTCAGTCATTGAGGTTGAGGACTACTTAGTATTTTCTGGAGGTATCTCTGATAATACTAACTTTGTATGGGAATTATCTAAAGAACATATTTTTAAAATTATTGGGATATAATCGATAGATGGATTTTATTTCCAATAATTTAATATTTATAAATAAAAAACCTTAATGGAATTTTATATCAAAAAAAACGCAACATTACCCGTACTTAAAATGCAAGTCGTAAAAGACGGTAGAAGTGATTATCAAAACTTTATGGATTTGATAGAATCATCATCTATACTATTTAGTATGGTGGACGTTGAGACAGGTATTCCTAAAATAGTATCTAAACGAGCTGGGTTTGTATCAAAAACATTTATTGACCCAAATACCCCAACCGAATATTATATTTATTATACTTTTACTAAAAAAGATACTAATAAAGTTGGTCGTTACGAAGGTCAATTTATGTTAAAAAACGAACAAGGAGACCTAATAGTACCTATTAGAGAGCAACTATTTATCACGGTCCAAGATAGTTTTATTTCCGACACCGCTTGTTGTTAATTGACTTCGGATTTTTAAATTTCTATATTTATGTTTGTAAGGTAAATGTCGAATTTTTTGGCAGCTAATGAACCACACGTAAAAGATAGAAAAAATGATTAGTCAAGAAGAAATTAAAACCTTCCTAGAAGGTAATGACCCCGAAGAATTCATTGTCGCGGTCGAATTTGATTATGTGTCAGATTCAGTTTATAAAATTAAAGAAATCCCTGGACAGGGTAAAGTAATCCAAAAAGACAGTTTTATTGCATTCGCTTGGGTCGGAGACTTAAGAGGTTTGAATTTTTATCAAAACTCAAAAGCTGCTCAGAAAGAGTATATGACCAAGTATGGTATTGTTATCGAAAAGTTAGAGACTAAAGGTAACGATAGAATGGAACAAGGTCTTAAGTATATGGTAAAATCCCTAAAAGGTTATCGTACTTTAATACAGTTCTTTCGAGATGGTGGATTAGACCCTTGGAGTGAAAGAGCCAAAGATTTAATAATGATTCTACCTCCCGTAGAACAATACTTAATCCAAAGAGAAAAACGTTTATTTAAAGGATATGAGGAGTACAATGATGTTACTCGACTTGTATTCGACTTAGAGACGACCGCACTTGAACCTAAGGACGGTCGTATCTTTATGATTGGAATAAAAACCAATAAAGGTTACCAAAAGGTAATCGAATGTGCGACAGAAGAACAAGAGAGACAAGGCCTTATTGAGTTCTTCAATATTATTGATGAGTTAAAACCAAGTATTATTGGTGGTTACAATTCAGCAAACTTCGACTGGTTTTGGATTTTTGAAAGATGTCAGGCACTTAACTTAGATATCAAAAAAACCTGCCGTTCTTTAAATCCTGCAAGAACAATATCTCAAAAAGAGAGTATGTTAAAACTTGCGAATGAGGTTGAGCGATTTAATCAGGTGTCTATATGGGGTTACAATATTATCGATATTATTCACTCAGTTCGTAGAGCCCAAGCAATTAATTCAAGTATTAAATCTGCAGGTTTGAAATATATTACACAATATATTGACGCTGAGGCGGATGACCGTATCTATATTGACCACTTAGATATCGGACCTATGTATGCCAAGAAAGAAGAGTATTGGTTAAATGTTACAAACGGTAAATATAAAAGAGCTGATAATCCTGCGTTTAACGATTTAGACAAAAGATTTCCTGGCACTTACATTAAAACCACAGGTGATAATATAGTTGAGAGATATCTTGACGATGACTTAGAAGAAACTCTTATTGTGGATGACGAATTCAATCAAGGTTCGTTCTTATTGGCGTCTATGATTCCAACAACGTATGAAAGAGTTTCAACTATGGGTACCGCAACATTATGGAAAATGTTGATGTTGGCTTGGTCATATAAGTTCAAATTAGCAATCCCCAAAAAACAAGAGAAAACTGATTTTGTGGGAGGTCTATCAAGATTACTTAAAGTAGGGTATTCAAGAAACGTATTGAAACTTGACTTTAGTTCCCTGTACCCTTCTATTCAGTTAGTACACGATGTATTCCCTGAATGTGACGTTACAGGAGGTATGAAAGCTATGTTGAAGTATTTCCGTGATACTCGTATCTTATATAAAAATTTGGCAGGTCAGTATGAGAAATCAGACCCTAAAAAATCTCTATCGTATGACCGTAAACAGTTACCGATTAAGATTTTTATTAACTCGATGTTCGGTGCGTTATCCGCCCCACAGGTGTTTGCGTGGGGTGATATGTATATGGGAGAACAGATTACTTGTACGGGTAGACAATATCTTCGTATGATGATTAAGTTCTTTATGAAACGTGGTTATACCCCACTTGTAATGGATACGGACGGTGTCAACTTCTCTAAACCTGAGGGATGGGAAAACAGACGTTATGTTGGTAAAGGGTTAAATTGGAAAGTTAAAGAGGGTAAGGAGTATACAGGTGATGATGCCGACGTTGCAGAATTCAATGACTTGTTTATGAGAGGTGAGATGGCTTTAGATACTGATGGTACTTGGCCTTCTTGTATAAACTTGGCTCGTAAAAATTATGCGGTTATGGATGCTAAGGGTAAAGTAAAATTAACTGGTAATACCATTAAATCTAAGAAATTACCACTTTATATTGAGGCGTTCTTAGATAAGGGGGTTAAATTATTATTAGAAGGTAAGGGACAAGAGTTTGTTGAATGGTACTACGAATACTTACAGAAAATATTTGACCGAAGAATTCCTTTAAAACAAATCGCTCAAAGAGCTAAGGTTAAATTATCGTTAGAAGATTACCGAATTAGAAGTACTCAAAAAACTAAATCGGGTGGTTCTATGAGTAAGATGGCTCATATGGAATTAGCGATTAAGCACGGATTAAATATTAATCTTGGTGATGTTATCTTCTATGTTAATAATGGACTTAGAGCGTCTCACGGTGACGTTCAGAAAAAAGGTAATGACACAGTTTTAAATTGTTATATGTTAGACCCTAAAGAGTTAGAAGACAATCCTGACTTAACTGGTGACTATAATGTACCAAGAGCGATTACTACATTTAACAAACGTATTGAACCATTGTTGGTGGTGTTTAAAGATGAAATTAGAGATGGGTTATTAGTTTTGGACCCTGAAAAACGTGGTTTATTTACTAAAGAACAATGTGAGTTAATTAATGGAAAACCATTTGACGAGTCAGGTCAAGATAAACTTGAGGACGTATTAGCGATTTCAGAACCTGAGATGGTTTATTGGGGTAAACGAGGATTAAGTCCTGACTATATGTATGAGTTGGCCGATGAAGGTTGGGAGGAATATATTAATTAAAAAAAAAAGGAATATGTTAAAATTACATATTCCTTTTTTGTTTTAGGATTGTTTTAATCCGTCTGAACTTAAAATATACCAATTACCTGATATAAATTTAAATTCGACACAAGCGCCTTTATCTATTAGAATTTCGTCGAACTCTTCATCAATTCTACCCGAACTTGGTAGAATTAGTACTTTAGTCAAAGCCTTAATAACTATGTGGTCTGTTGATGAGTGGTCTAAAATAACTTTAGAAAATTCCACATCTTTAATAACAACAGTACTCTCACCTTTAGTTCTGAATTGTGTTTCAGAAACTAAAGCGTTCTCAGATGATACTATGACCTGTCCATTTATTATTCTTTCCGAAGGTGTACTTCTTATTATTGCCATAAAATTAAATTACGTATATTTGTCTTGGCATTGCTCTAAATTTCAAAGCCTTATTTAGATTTTCAGCAATTAATGCGTCTTTCTCTATTTGTTTTTCAGGTCTTAATCTTTCTAAACGTGCCATTAATTCCTCTTGTAGTTTTGCTCTTTCGTCTTTACCCTCTGTTAATAAACTCGTATAATCCATAGTAAGTTCACTATCAGGTGTTTTAAGATTACCACTATATTTTCCTCTAACTCGTCCTAACGCCTCTTTACACAAACCAATAAACCATCTTCTAATCCATTGTTGTGCGGGGTTATTTAAATCCTCCCAAGAGATTTCATCCAAAGGAACATCTGAAGGTAATTTTACGATATCAGGATTGTCACTTAAACATTTATCTCTATCCGCTCCATCAACATCATAATACCAATACCATACTTTACCATTATGGTAATTAGCACTACCAAAATCCCATTTACCACCAGGAGTATTCATTAGGTGAATCATTTTTTTACCATCAGGTAATGCGGTTATTCTGTATGTCAAGTCACTACCAATAATACGTCTTTGGATATTTGTCTCTTGCATTCTTAATAACATATCGAATGCTGGCATCATAGTATATGAACCTGAATACCCTAACTGAGAAAAACCTCCAACACCACCAAGACCTGGACCTCCCATAGCTCCAAATGCGAATGGGTCGAACATAACGTTATTCATAGTTGCGGGAGTGAACCATAAAAGTTCATTTATCTCTCTACCTTTAGGAATTTCGTAAAGTTGTTGATTTTTTTCAGTTACAATATAATCCTTTTTTAATACCCAATCTCCACCAGCTTGTAAACCTACAATTTTAGAATAGGCGTAAGTGTATCTTGTCTCATAGTCCAAACTTCTTGTTATGAAAGCTCTTGTTAACGATTGTTCGTCAAGATTAAGATTTTGTAGTGCTGACCATTGTGATTCAATTAACCAATCTTGGATGTATTGAGAATAATCTCCAATAGACAACTCCAATAATGAGTCCATCATTTCATCCTCTAATTCAACACTTCTAAGAGGTGCACCTAATAGGTGTTTAACTCTTGTATATAATTTTGTTCTATTTGGTTCTGCTATTATTCCCATATAATGTTTTCAGATAAATATTTGTTACAGTCGATTAATTCCAATTCTCCTTTCGCAAATATGGTTGCAACCTCGTTTTCTTTTGGAATGTAATAACTTCCTTGGTAAATTCTGGTTTTTGGGGTTTTATAGATTCTTACTTGTTTTGTTTTAACATTAACAAAAATAAGTAAATTAACTTTATTATATGATTGGGTACTTGAGGACCCTTGGACCACAAAATAACCATCTTTTTCAAAAATATTTTTAAAAGGTTTAATTTGTGAAGTATATTCTTTACCATCCATAACTACGGTTGCGTCAATCCCCGATAACATATCTTTGGTCATACCTCCACCTGAAACGATTGTACAAGCACCTTCACCATAATTTTGATTTATAATTTTCATAGCCGCCTCCTCGTTTCGTTTACCTAAACAATCTGTTTTTTTCAAAACACCACCAATTTGTTTTAAAGTGTTAGATTGTTCACCTCGTTTGAATATGTTAGACCTTAATCCGTCGAGTACTGAGAAAAACTTCCTTAATTCAACTATATTAGTATTTGGGTTATCCCCATATTCTATAGTGTTTTGATTATTCTTTTTAAGATATTCGTTAACGTCTTTATGAATAATACAAAATGCGGTATACGATGATGTTAAATTCATAAGTAATGACCTAACATTTTGTTTACTATATAGTCCAGCTTCGTGACCAACGAAAATAGAATTTTTTTCTTTCCAATTTTCAGGGTAGGATTTTTTAAGTATGTCCATCCATCCTGAGATATATTCTTTTTTAAATTTACCGTATAAATCCGATTTCTCTAATAAATCCGTAGGGGGAAATAATAGTTTTTTAAACATTTGTTCCTCACTTGTTGAACAACTTTGGGATTTTATTTCGTCTTCGCTTAGAATATCTTTGTTAGAGGAATTCATTAATTGAGTCATTACAATTTCCTCATCAATCCTTGTCTCAATTTTCATTTTATATAACTTTTCGACAAATTCCCAGTTAACCGCAGTCCAAAAGTTTTTAATATATTCATCTCTTTTGTTTCGGTATTTTAAATAATATGCGTGTTCCCATAAATCTAATCCTAAAATAGGATAACCACCGTCTTTAACGTCATTCATTAATGGGTTGTCTTGATTTGGGGTTGACATAATTTTTAATGAATTATTTTTAGTAACAACTAACCAAACCCAACCTGAACCAAATCTTTCTTTCGCAATCTCATCAAATTTCTTTTTAAACGCTCCAATAGTACCAAACTCAGTCTCTATTTTTTTAAGAATTAAACCTTTAGGTTTTTGCGGCATCGGTGTTAACATTTTCCAAAAAAGTGCGTGGTTATAAGCACCACCTGCGTTATTTCTAACGTTTTTATTAAAACGACTAATTGTTTTTACAATTTGTTCTAAGTCCAAATCACCAAATTTTTTCTTATCTAACGCCAAATTTAATTTTTCAACATAACCTTTATAATGTTTATTATAATGGATGTCCATTGTTTCAGGGTCGATAAAACGTTTAAGGGATGTGTAAGAGTAAGGTAATTTTTCAATACCGATTCTTTTCATTTCAGATAAAAAGAATTTTTGGGTTTTTTTAGTTTCAACTAGTGTAACCTCCTCTTTTAAGGCTTCAATCTTATTTACTAGATTTTTCATATGTTAAGGCTTTTATTATTCTAATAAATAATCGGTAATTCCGATTTATCTACTATTGTTTATAGAATTCAAAACTTCTTCTACAAAATCTGCCTTATCAAGGTTGTCACCCATAACTGTTTCTATAATAGATTTTTTCTTTGATAGAATATCGTAAATAACCCCTTCAATCGTATTTTCAAATATTGGGTAATACACCGAAACGTTTGATTTCTGACCATATCGGTAAGCCCTATCTTCGGCTTGACTGTGGTCTGATGGTAAGAAAGATAAGTCATTCATTATGACGGCCTCTGCGGATGTTAATGTGATACCAACACCTGCGGCTTTAATGTTTCCTACGAAAACGTTTATTTTATCATTGGTTTGAAATTGGTCAACCGCGAATTGTCTTTGTGGTTGACTACAACTTCCATCTAAGAAAACACATTGTTTTCCAAAATGTTCTACTATTTTTTGAAGTGAGTTAGTAAAGTTAGTAAAAACAATAACTTTCTTTCCTTGTTCTATTATATTTTCACACAACTCTATTGTGCTTGATATTTTTTCTTCGGCAATAATCTGTCTAACTTTTGTTAGTTTTGAAAATTGTAATGTTAATGATGAGGATTCTTCAGAATTGGCTCGGTACCAATCAAAGTATTCTCCCATTAATCCCTCGTATAATTTTGATTTTAATCTCAAATAAACGGGGGTGATAATTTTATCAGGTAAATCTAACACGTCTTCTTTTAATCTTCTTAAGACTTGTCTTGATGTCCTATCTCGTAGTTCTTCTAAATTAGAGGCCCCTTTTACATTCCATACCTTTCTAGGACCTGCTTTAAATTGATATCCCTCGCAATAACGGATAGCATATGCCATCCAATTCTGTGCCACAGGAGATTCGATAAGGTTTAGTAAATTAAAATAATTTATCGGTCTTGATGTTAGAGGGGTTCCTGTTAGTAACCACAACCTATCAACCCTCTTCGCAAAACTATTAACCAATTTAGTTCTTTGTGCTTGTGCGTTTTGTAAGTAATGTGCTTCATCAATAATAATTAAATCAAAATTCATTTGATATATTGGACTATTTTCTTTGTCTTTAATATCGTAGAAGTTTTTAACAATATCATAATTGATAATTACGAAGTCGTGTTCAGTTGAGAAATTTTTACCTTCACAAATATATACACTTCTGTCGGTGTAGTTTTGAATTTCCCTCATCCAGTTAATTTTAAGAGACGCGGGGGATATTATTAATATTTTTTTGGCACCTGTTTCTAAGGCGGCGATAATTGTTGAGGTCGTTTTACCCAATCCCATATCATCCGCAAGTATAAACCTTTTACAACCGACTAACTTTTCAATTGCCTCTTTCTGATGATTTAGAGGAGGTCTGTGTGAATATTTTGAATAATCAATCTCAACTTTTTCAACGTTATGTGTTTTAATGATAGCACCCTTTGGTAACCATATTTCGTGTAATTCTTCGTTTTCGAATATTTTTCCCCAAATATGGTACGACTTATCTTTTTCAACTAAAAGTTTTTCAATCCATATTTGTTCAGGTACTTTTGTGTATAATTTTTCGTCGGCAATTTTTTGAGCAAAGTAGGGGTCAAGGTCAACCCATTTTTTGGCGACTTTAGGTACTATATTGTGAAAAGTAACGATGTACTCTGCTTGGGCTCTTGTGGGGTAAAACTTCTTATTTAGGTCTTGTTGTCTCTTTAACCTTAACAAATAGTTATTTGCACCTGAATACGACTCTAGTATTTCAAGTGCTTTTCTTTCTATTAACGGTGTATTGTTTGAAGTATTAATTTCCAACTCAGTCATCTATTTATGTAATGATAATAAATTTTTGGATATTTATCAATATGAGTCAAAATAAAGTACCAATTACAAGATTAGGAAAGTTCTTCGGAGCGGAGGATTATCATTTAGATATTGATATGGGTAGAGAATGGTTAGAAGGTGATATGAACTTCACTTTAGTTTTATACAGAGTTGATAGATATAAAACTAAAACTGATGATGTTTATGGTGAAACTGTTTCTGACGGAATTAAATTCTTTCCACCTGTTCAGTTTAATGCGTTCTTACAAATAGTTGCACCTGAAAATAAATTTATGGGTAATAGTAAAGTCGAACAATTTGAACCAGGTAATGCGAGAATTTCGGTATATCAATCTCATTTAGATGAATTGGGTATTGATGTATCCTACGGTGATTATATTGGTTACTATGAAACTGAAACAAGAGTTAGATACTATGTTGTCGCAAATGACGGTAGAGTTGTGTCTGATAATAAACACACTTACGGTGGGTATAAACCATTCTACAGAACCATAGTGGCAACACCTGTAACCGCTGACGAATTTAGAGGATTATAATGAAAATATTAATTAGTGAAAGACAAAAAAATTTAATAATGGAAACCATCACAAACGATGAGGTTATCTGTGATGAATGCGGTTGGTCTTGGGATTTATCAGACGGAGGTAATGACCCTTATATTTGTCATAAGTGTGGTCACGATAATTCTGAAGAAGATTTTAAAGGTAAACGAGTTATGGTTTATTATAACTTACATAAACATACGTTTTCAGTTACCTATAAATCAAAAGTAATACTTCACGCGGATTATGTTAAATTAAGTGATGTTGAGTTCAGAGTTAGAAAGGGTGGGAAAGAAAAAGTTAGAAGTGAGAAAAGTAAAAATGTACACGCCTTTGTTATCGGTGACTTAGTTGATTATTGTAAATATCCTTGTGAAAATATGCCTCAGGAATCGAACGACAATGTAGTAACATATAACCCTTACAAATACGACAGTTTTGTTTATAAATCAACAGAACAACCTGTATATAGAGCAAAAGAGGTCGATATGATTAATCAAAAGAATAAATTATTCGTTATTAACGAAATTTTAAAATACTAATATGGGATTTCCTAAACAAATAAAAAAAAATATTGAGTTAACTCCTTACAGAACTTTATATCCAAGAAGGGTTGAGTTATTGGATAAGATTAACGAACACGGAACTTATTTACCTAAATCAATATTACACGCCGATTTAGATAGAGGGTTTTTGGATTTTGTAAAAGAGGAACTAAAAGTATCAGTTGAGGGTAAAGTAATCCCGACTGTTGATATTATAGTTACTACTCAGAATTGGGCTCAGTTTACTCAAACTTGGAAATTCCAAGATTTGGATAAAAACGCAGCACCACCATTTATAACAGTAGTAAGAGCCCCTGAGATTAAATACGGTTCTCTACCTTCATTACAATATACGATACCTAATAGACGACAATTTTATTACGCGTCAGTACCAAGTTTTGATGGTAATAGAATTAATGTTGATGTTTATAAAATACCTCAACCCGTTCCTGTCGATATCAAATATTCTCTTAAGATAATTTGTAATCGAATGAGAGAATTGAACGCACTTAATAAAACAATATTACAAAAATTTTCATCAAGACAGGCTTATCAAAATATTAAAGGACATTATATTCCAATTATTATGGATAATGTATCTGATGAGTCAGTTATGGATATTGAGAAAAGAAAATATTACATCCAAAGTTATGACTTTACTATGATGGGGTTTCTTTTAGATGAAGATGAGTTTGAAGTTAAACCTGGTGTTGAGAGGGTATTTCAAATATACGAAGCCTCTAACAGTAACGGTGGTGGTAGAAGAAGAAAGAATTCAGACAACCCATCAACCTACGAAGTTAATGTAGATTTTTCAGATGAAAATACATTCGTCCTTAAACGTTTTTATGATAAAGTAGATTTAAGTTGGGTGTCGTCAGATAACGTTTCTAAATACGAAGTCTATATTGATGGTGAGTATTATGGGTCTGATTTAACTAATATTAAGGTAAACGGAGGTGACGAAGTTAAGTTTCAAATAACAAAAACCTATTCAAATCAGAGTTCTAATTTGAAATTTACCGCCACCATAGTTTAATTTTCTCCGTATATATCCTTTTTTTCTTTACAAGTTTCTAAAATTAAATTTTCTATAAACTTATAAATCTTAATACCCCTTTTATCACAATATTTCTTCAATATCTCGTGTGATTCGACCGAAATCTTAAGGTTTTTGATTTTTTTGGTTTCCTTGTCCATATCCATAAGTAGAAAAAAGGCAGAAAAAAGTCTGCCAGAATATAAATATGTTTTAAAAAGTAAAGTTTTTTGGTGTAAAAACAAATATTTATGATTAAATAAATCTGAATAGAAATTAAAAAATAATGGCAACAAACAGTAAAGTATTCGTGTCACCAGGAGTGTACACATCAGAAAGAGACTTAAGCTTTGTTACTCAAAGTGTTGGTGTTACTACATTAGGGGTTGTAGGTGAGGCTTTAAAAGGTCCCGCTTTTGAACCTATCTTCATTAGTAGCTACGATGAGTTCCAAACTTATTTCGGGGGAACGAACCCTGAAAAATTTATAAACACACAAATCCCTAAGTACGAATCGGCGTATATTGCAAAATCATATCTACAACAATCTAATCAAATGTTTATGACAAGAGTATTAGGTTTATCAGGATACGATGCGGGTCCTTCTTGGTCAATTCAAACAATTGCCAACGTAGACCCTACAACGATTAAAATGGATGAGGTTTGTGCTAGTGTTCCTAACTATAATGATAATACTTGTGACATTACTTGTACAGGTGTATCACTTAGTTTCGATGTTGAATTCACAGGATGTAGTAACCAAGACGGTTCTATTACATATGTAACTAATTTCCCTGATGAAATTCAAAACATTATCAACAACCAATACACTAAATTTAACGGTGGGGTGTCAACTTTAAAAACTGACATTAACCAACAATTATTATCAATATTTGCTCAACCAAGTTTGAGTGGTACTTCAATCAACTATTGGGGTAGTATTGATAATATCGATTATGATATTTTATCACCTGTATTTACAGACGCAAATAACATATTAAACGTACCAAGTGTAAATGAAGCGGATACAGATTTCTCTTCATCATATAACGATTCTTGGTATTACTCATTATTTGATAATTTTAGTGGTGATAGTTATTCAGGTATGTCTTTTTGGACAGTAGTTTCAGAGTTGGTTATGTTACCTAAAACAGGTACAACAACGACAACAACAACAGTTCCTGTTACAACAACAACGACTACATTAAATCCTTGTGCTACCACAACAACTACTTCACCAATAACTACGACTACGACAACACAACCTGATTGTTTTACAGGTACCCTTCACGGTAAAATTTATTACTATACAGGTACTTCTTACAGTAACTACAATAATTTAATTGTGTCGACTTTAAGGTCAAGAGGTTTAACAACCTATGATACTACTCACGACGGACCAACTTATGAAGTTAGTGCGTTAAGTGCGGTTACATTAGACTTTACAGGTAGTTATTCTGCGGTTAAGAAAAACCCATACGCACCATTCGCAATTAATGTGACAAATGATGAAGGTAAAACGTTTGTATTTAAAACTTCATTACAAGAGTCGGATGCGACTTACTTACCAAAAGTATTTGGTGGAAGTAATTTTGCAAAACCAAGAACTGAGGTTCCATTATTTGTTGAGGAGACATTCTCAAGTATGTTGAATTGGGCATTTAAGAAAGGTTATATTAGAGGATTAAGAGCGGAATTAATTTCTACACCAGAATCAAGAAGTAATAACTCTTCAAGTATTGGATACTATGGTGAAAGATATCAAACACCTGAATCACCTTGGTTGGTGTCTGAATTAAGAGGTACTAAAGTTTACAGATTATTTAAATTTATCTCAATAGCTGACGGTAATTCGGCAAATGACCAATTGAAAATTTCAATTATGAATATGTCATTCGGAAATCAAACATTCGATGTTGTTATCCGTGATTGGTATGATACTGATGACGCACCTGTTGTGTTAGAAAAATTCACTAACTGTTCTATGGACCCTAATCTAAATAATTTCGTGGCTAAAAAAATTGGTACGGCTGATGGGGAATACGCATTGAACTCTAAATTTGTGATGGTTGAAATTAATGAAGACGCACCGAAAGATTCATTACCTTGTGGTTTTGAAGGGTATACTTTCAGAAACTACGAATCAGTAAAATCTCCGTTCCCTGTTTATAAAACTAAATACGATTTCCCTGGTGAAGTTATTTTTAACCCTCCATTTGGTTATAGTAATGGTCAAGATAATCCAGCAATTAGTGCGGGTGACAATGTAAGAAGAACTTACTTAGGTTTATCTACCGCGGCGGGTGCTGGTTATGATTTAGACTTCTTCCAATATGTTGGTAAACAAAATTTAGGTACTACTTGTGACCCAATATTACAAGATTGGTCTTACTTGACTAAAGGATTCCATATGGACTCAGGAGCTACTGTAGTTAAAATTTCTGATTTATTTGCAACTTCAGGTAGAACGGCATTCGCAGTTGGTGATGCTGAATTCAGAAACGACCCAACAAATGCTAATAACCCTTATTATAGATTATACGCGAGAAAATTCTCATTAATGGTTAACGGAGGTTTCGATGGATGGGACGTTTATAGAGAATACCGTACAAACTCTGATAGATTCCAAGTAGGTTCTTCAGGTTATTTAGCGGGAGCTTGTTACTCAGATAGATATCCAAACGCAACAGGTACAGGTATGTTTAAACGTATCACTGTTGGAGATAATACTCAAGATTGGGCAAATACTGACTACTACGCATACCTATTAGGTCAAAAAACATTCTCAAACCCTGAAGCGGTGAACATTAACGTGTTCGTAACACCAGGTATTGATTATGTAAATAATAGTAACTTAGTTGAACAAGCTATTGAAATGATTGAGTACGATAGAGCGGATTCATTATACATCTGTACTACTCCTGACTTTAATATGTTTGTACCTTCTACTACTGATAGTTTAGATTTGATTTTCCCACAAGAGGCGGTAGATAACTTAGAACAAACAGGTATTGACTCTAACTACACGGCGACTTACTACCCTTGGGTATTAACTCGTGATACTGTTAATAACACACAAATTTACATTCCTGCAACTGCGGAGGTAACAAGAAACTTAGCTTTAACCGATAACATCGCGTTCCCTTGGTTCGCATCTGCGGGTTACACAAGAGGTCTTGTAAACTCAATTAAAGCAAGACGTAAATTAACACAAGAAGATAGAGATACTTTATATGTAGGTAGACTTAACCCAATCGCAACCTTCTCTGATGTTGGTACAGTAATTTGGGGTAATAAAACTCTACAAATTAGAGAGTCCGCTCTTGATAGAATCAACGTAAGAAGATTGTTATTACAAGCTCGTAAATTGATTTCAGCGGTGGCGGTTAGATTACTGTTTGAACAAAACGACGCGAAAGTTAGACAAGATTTCTTGGATGCGGTTAATCCTATCTTAGACGCTATCAGAAGAGACAGAGGTTTATACGATTTCCGTGTAACGGTATCTTCATCTCCTGAAGACTTAGATAAAAACCAATTAGTAGGTAAGATTTATATCAAACCAACTAAAGCGTTAGAATTCATCGATATTGAGTTCTTGATTACACCAACAGGTGCATCATTTGACAATATCTAATACTTATATGGTGGGGAGTAATCCCCACCTTTAGCCTTTAAATTAAAATATGAAAAGAAGAATAAAAGAAGGATTCACTCAAGAAGGAACACCAGATTTAAAGTATTATGCTTTTGATTGGGACGACAATATCGTAACAATGCCAACAAGAATTATGGTGAAATCTGATAAAGGTGATGATGTTGGTATGACTACCGAAGATTTTGCACATTACAGGTCTAAAATTGGTAAAGAAGAGTTTGACTATAACGGAAAAACTATTGTTGGTTTTGCTGAAGACCCGTTTAGAAATTTTAGAACCCCTGGTGATAAGGCGTTTTTAGTTGACGCTATGTTAGCAAAACCAGGTCCTGCTTGGAGTGATTTTGTTGAATGTATCAATAATGGTTCGATTTTTTCGATAGTAACTGCGAGAGGTCACAATCCTAAGACTTTAAAAGAAGGAGTTTACAACTATATTGTATCAGGATTTAATGGTATTGATAAAGACGAACTATTGAAAAATTTAAGAAAGTACCGAAATTTCACAGACGAAAGTGAATTGTCGGACGCTCAGTTGATTAAAAGTTATCTTGATTTGTGTAGATTTTATCCTGTTTCATTTGGTACAGGTGCCGAAGCTAATCCTGAAGAGGAAAAAGTGAAAGCTTTGGAGGAATTTGTGGGATATGTTAGAGAAATATCTTCTCAGTTACATAAAAAAGCGTTCCTTAAAAATAAAGTGAGTAATAATTTTGTACCAACGATTGGATTTTCTGATGATGACCTTAAGAACGTAGAAACAGTTAAGAAACATTTTGAAGACAAACCAGATAATATATTACAAACTTATTATACATCAGGAGGTGAAAAAGTTAAATATTAATAAATTAATAATAAAAACTAGAAATAATCAATAACTAGATATTTTCTAGTAGAAGATTACAGAATAAAAAAATAAAGTAAATACAAAAATTTTCAAGTTGGAAGTATTTATAGTAATAAATAAAAAACAAAATAATTAAAAATAAAATACTATGGCTGATTTATTGATGAAAATGCCGATACCGTACGAACCGAAACGTCAGAACCGATTTATCTTACGTTTTCCTTCTACATTAGGTATTAACGAATGGTTCGTAGAATCAACTTCTAGACCACACATTAAAATTAATCCAACTGAGATTCAGTTTTTAAATACATCAACATTCGTTGCAGGTAGATTCAACTGGGACCCTATTTCTGTTAAATTCCGTGACCCAATCGGTCCGTCAGCTGCACAAGCACTTATGGAGTGGGTTCGTTTACACGCTGAATCAGTTACAGGACGTATGGGTTATGCTGCGGGTTACAAGAAAAATGTCGACCTTGAAATGTTAGACCCAACAGGTGTTGTTGTTGAGAAATGGATTTTGGAAGGTACATTCTTAACTGACGTATCATTTGGTGATTTAGGTTACTCAAATGACGGATTAGTACAAATTAGTGCATCTTTACGTATGGACAGATGTATCTTAGTTTACTAATACAATACTATTGATAAAAAAATACATACTACTATATTTAACCATAGGGACACTATAAACTCTCTATGGTTATTTTTTTTATATGGATACAACACAACAATATGGACAACAAAACTTCTCTTTACCACACGATGTGGTAAAACTACCTACAGGAGGAGTATTTTACAAAAATAAAAAGAAATCAGTTAAAGTAGGTTATCTTACCGCAGCTGATGAAAACATCTTAATGGCAGGTGACAGTATAGGTAAAGATGGTTTGGTTATTACGTTATTACGTAATAAATTATATGAGCCAGATTTAAGACCTGACGAATTATTACAGGGGGATTTAGAAGCAATTCTTATCTTTTTAAGAAATAGTGCGTTCGGACCTGAGTATAATATCACATTGACCGACCCTGACACTAACAAAAAATTTGAGACAACTATCTTATTAGATGAGTTATACATCAAAGAAACTAAAGAAAAACCCAATGATGAGGGTTATTTCATAGTTCAATTACCAAAGTCAAATTCTACCGTAAAATTAAAACCATTATCATTTGGAGAACTTAGTGAGTTGGATAAAATGGCCGACCAATACCCTGTTGGTAGAATTGCCCCAAAACAAACTTGGAAATTAAATAAAATGGTTGTGGAAATTGATGGTAATTCGGATGTTGCGTTTATAACACAAACCATTGATTCTTTACCTATATCAGACGCTAAGTTTATCAGAAACTTTGTTGAGGAAAATGAACCAAGACTAGACTTAGTCAGAAGAGTTAACGCCCCGTCAGGAAAAGAGGTATATGCGAATATAGCCTTTGGGGTGGAGTTTTTTCGGCCTTTCTTCTAATTATCGAGAAACCCAATCTTGGGAATATTATGTCTGTACTAAACACTTAAATGTGTCGTATACAGACTTTCTTTCTATGCCCGTTTATTTACGGAGATATATAATTGACCAGTTTGTTAAAGAAATTACTCCAAAAAATAATTAGTCAATCTATTTATAATAAAAATTATTTATGTTACAAGGTGGTAAGAATGATAACCAAAAGGATTTAGATGCTTTAACTCAACAAAACGAGGCGGCGTCTAGAGTTAAGTTGGAGGTATTACCTGGTCTTGAGTCGATTATTAAGGCGATGACCGATGCGAATAAAGAATTAGGTGGTTTTGCTAACGAAATTAAAGGTTCAATCGAAACTGTTGAGTCGACTGTTAACTCGGTATCAAGACTATTTGCGGGTAGTCATCAAATGGCTCAAAATACTCGTGACCTTTTAAGAGATGCTACACCTTCAGTTAGGGCTTTAGGTGGTGACTTAACGGACGTTGCAAAAATTCAAAAAGGGGTAATTGAAGGTTTACAGACACAATCAAGTTTAAATACCGAGTCATATAAAGAATTATATGCCGCAGGGTCGTTAGTTGCTGGTGCTAGTGAAAACGCTGGAGCTAAGGCCGCTGCAATGATTCCTATGTTCGCAAATGCGGGATATGGAATTAATAATATTGGTAATGAAATGACGGGTATTCTTAATTCCGCAAAAGAATTAGGTGTGACATCACAATCCGTATACAAACAATTAGAAGGCCAGATGGGTAAAATGGCTTTGTACAACTTTGATGGAGGAGTACAAGGTATGGCCAAGATGGCGGCTCAAGCATCTTTATTAAGAATTGATATGGGTAAAACTTTAGGTTTAGCCGATAAATTATTTGAACCTGATGCTGCGGTTCAAATGTCAGCGGCTTTCCAAAGGTTAGGAGTTCAAGTATCTAGTTTACTTGACCCATATAAACTAATGGATATGTCAAGAAATGACCCTGCCAAACTACAAGAAGAGGTTGGTAAGGCATTAAAATCAATGACATATTTTGACGAACAAACTAAAAGTATTCGAATATTACCTGGGGCCCAAGGACAGTTAAGGGAGATTGCAAAAGAATTGGGTATGTCTAATGAAGAAGTTGCTAAATGGGCGATGAATGCTGGTGACCTTGATAGAAAAATGAGGGAAATTACCTTTAATCCTGAATTTGCTGATGAAGATTCGAGAAAAATGATTGCGGGTATGGCCCAACTTGGTGAAAAGGGAGGAAAGTTTGAAGGTCAATATATTATTAAAACCGCAACTGGTGACGAAAAATTAGTTTCTGAGATTAGTAAAACCGATTTAGATGAAATTAAAGCGACTAATGAAAAATTGGCGAGTCCCGCAAAAATGCAGTTGGAAGCTAACGGTATTTTAAAAAATATTGAAGGTTTAATCGCCGCAAGAAAAGGGGTTGTAGGAATGGCGGTGGCAACACAACCTAGTTTTGTTAAAGACATTCAAAGTCTTGGAAAAATAGTTGCGACAGGACAAGAAACCATTAATAAAACTATCGGATTACAAAGAGATGCTGATGATAAAAATCAAATTCACGTAGAATCTATATCAAAGAATATTCAAAAGTTAACAGACGTTCTTAGTAAATCGTTTGATAAACTTGGTAAAGGTGATGTTGCAGGTGCTGGACAAGAAATAATGTCAGGTGGTAAAGCGGCTTACGAACAAATTAAAGGGGCCGTTGGTAATGTTCCACAAAACTTTTCAGAATCTCAGGAGATGTGGGGTGGTAATGTTGATGTGACCGCTCTTAAAACACTTCTTAGTAGTGGTATGTTAACAGGAATGACTGAAACCGTTAAAGAACAAATTAATACTGCGTTAAATGGTTTATCGGGAAGTCAAACTGTTAATAGTTCTAATGTACAAACCGTGATACCAAACGCTACAATAACACCAAACGCCACAATAACACCAGGACAATTACCTAATTCAACTATTAATACTAACAACGCAACACCACCAATACCTGAAACAGGTACAGTTAAAGTTGACGGGTCTATCAGTGTTAATGTAAATCCTGTTGGTATGGAAAGTTTTGTTATGGATATGTTGTCTAAATCTGATGTTGCAAGTGCAATTTACCAAGGAAATAGTCGAACTGAAAGAATGATGAACGACCTTAAAGGTAGTGGTGAGAATAAAGCTAAAGCGGGTAATTTATTTACTCCGACTTCCGCGTTTGCATAATATCATAGATACTTTAAAAAAAATAAAACTATTATCTATTTATAGATAAAATTAAGGGATGCCAAGTACGTTAACATTTCCATCAACAGAAGGGTTTAGAAATAAGTTATTAGCTCGAAACTTATCACCATATACGGTGCCAGGTAGTTATGTTCCACCTTCAGGAACAATAGTTAAAGATACTGTTCTTAGAGATGAGGGAGTTCTTAATCAGGACGACTCTTTAATTGAGAACCCCCCTAAAAATTTAGGACCTACATTCCACGGTTTATATAATTTAAATGAGTACGGACCAATTAGTGGGTTTGGGGATACTATAACTCAATCACAACCAATTGTATTATCAAATAATAATGGGGTATATGACATTACCGATACTTCATTACCACAACAAAGTTTAGATGGTAATACTTGGCCATCGTATAATTCTAACGCTATTTCAGAACAAGATATCACATCAGTTAATAGATGGGCGTTTACAACGATTCAATTAGCACAAATTGGTAATTTACTTTTAACTCCTAAATTTGAGGAGTATGATGTATTAAATGCGAGTTTACCTGAACAAAGTTTAAATGGTAATACTTGGCCATCATACAATGCCAATGCTATTTCTGAAGAAGATATTCCATCAGTAAACAAATATTCATTTGATTTTGTACAATTAGCTTTAATTGGTAATTTGTTACTAACACCAATTTATTCTCGATACGATATTACTCACGCGTCATTACCACAACAAAGTTTGAATGGTTTAGGGTGGCCATCGTACAATGCGGGGGCAATAAATGAAAATACTATTTCTTCAGTTAACAAATACGGTTTACCGTCAATTCTATTATATCAAATTAATGATTTAATATTATCACCAACATACGAACAATATAATCTAAACTTAGCCAGTTTACCTCAACAAAGTTTAAATGGTAATACTTGGCCATCATATAATTCTAACGCAATATCTGAAGAAGATATTCCTTCAGTTAATAGATGGAGTACTCCTTATGTTAATTTATTTTCAATTGGTAGTGTTATTTTAGCGCCTAAATTTGAAGAGTATGATATAAATAATGCCACACTACCTGAACAGAGTTTAACAGGTGCGGGATGGCCGTCGTATAATCCTGCATTATCACAACAGGAATTACCGACCGCTAATAAGTATTCTTGGGACAATGCCAATATTGAATTATATTCAGTGGAGACTAAACAGTTAACACCAAGTTTTTCTTCGTATTTTACGTTTGTTCCGTCATACTATACGCCTTACCAAATCCTATTACAAGACGACCCGACAGGTTCTGACGGTAGTTTATCACAGGATTCGTATATTGTACAACTTGGTGCAAAAACTCTTAGACAAGAGTTAAAAGAAAGAATTGACAGACAATTAATCAAAAATACTGTGGGTAGAATTAATTTACCTAACGCGGCCAACGACCCATTAATGGCCGTTCAGATGTTACAAGGTAAAATACCTTTAGTAGAAAGAGATTGGGTTATTACTCGACCTGGTAATATTTTATTCAGAGCCGCGGATTTCGCGGCAAGACTTGGTGGTTTTTATTTTCCAGGTTCAGAAATTCCTGGTGATTATTTTGAAACCGACCCTAAGAATTTAAACCTTGCGGGTCAAATAGGTAAAGCCCTTGGTATTAGTAGTAATAAAGGATTAATTGGTAGGTTAACTCATCAAAAGTCCGCATCTCAATTATTTCTTAATAACACGGGTGGAGGACAAAAATCACAACTTTATTATACCTTAGGATTTAACAGATATGGACCTGACTATGATAAAGGAATTATTGGTAATCTTATTGATGGTGCTAAAAACTTATTAAACAGTATTTTAGATAAACCAACTAAAGGGGGGTATTACGTTGGTAGTAAAGAAGTTGACCCTAGTTATGTTGACGGTCCTTCGGGGAAACTACCTTTAAATATGTTTGGAGAAGAAGTTCAAACATCTGTTTACGGACCTAATGTGTTGGCGGACTTGTACGAGCCAGGTTTGGATGGTATTAAATTTGGTTTTGCTGGTGACTCTTTTTATGGAAATGGAGGACTTGCGGGAGGTTTAACTTGGTCAACCGCAAATTCAGACTCAAAGGTTGGTTATAAAGTTGGTAAAAATGGTAATCCTGTTAGTATTGATTCCGAATATAACCAAACTAAATCTTATTTAAGTATTGATTTAAGTACTACTGATAAAAATTTTAGAGAAGGGTCTATTCTATGGCATACTCAAAAATTAGTTGAGGCGGGTGAAGGAGATACTGCTCACGTAGGTAATGCAATTAATCAAATCAGTAAAGTCTTTAATGATGGATATAAAGAAATTACTAAAGGTTCTAAAGTAATGAGTTATGTTGATGAAGGAGGGGTTGTTGTTGGTAAAGAATATTGTAGAGTCTTTACTAAAGATACACCGTATTTTACGTATGCCGATTTACAAAAGAGAGATGGTAATCATCGAGGATATTCGTATTCGGTTTTAGATAAAACATATAATCTTAATATAGCACCTTTAAAAGGTACATCGACCTCAAGTTCTACAAATATTAAAGATGGTAGAGTAAAAAAATATATGTTCTCACTTGAAAATTTAGCTTGGAGAACATCAAACAGACCTGGTTTAACATATCTTGATTTACCTGAGTGTGAAAGAGGTCCTAACGGAGGTAGAGTTATGTGGTTTCCACCATACGACATTAGTTTTAATGAGAATATAACACCAAGTTTCCAAGGACAAGATTTCTTAGGTAGACCTGAACCAGTATACACGTATAAAAGTACTCAAAGAACAGGTACTTTAAATTGGAAAATTATTGTTGACCACCCGTCAATTTTAAATACAATAGTTGAAAAAGAATTAAAGGGTAAAAATAAAGATTTAATTAACGGTGTTGTTGATGCGTTTTTTGCGGGATGTAAGAAATATGACATATATGAGTTGGCGAGAAAGTATAACACAATACCAATTAGTGAGTTGTTCTATATGCAACAAATCATTACTAATCCAAATGTAAAACCTGAGGATGTGGTAGATATTGGTACAAACATACCTGACACTACTGAACAAACTAAACCGCCAACACCAGTACCAACTAACGTTGATTTAAGTAAATGGGTTGGTTTAGGATTTTATTTTGATAATGATTATCCTAATCCTAAAACTACTCAAACTACAACTAACGATAGTTTTGCTAGTTTATATACAAACTATACCGCTAAACAAAGTACTTACCAAAATAATGCAACTGCTGCAAACAAACCTTTAGTTGATACGTTCTTTAAAGATGTTATTATTTTTAACTATACCGAGACTGAAAAGTTTTTAAATGATTTAGTTGAGACTTTTGAAAATAATAAAACATCGGATGGATTATCGAGTAGTGCTGAGGTTGAGTTGGTATTAGATGGTAGTGCGTCGGCACCAAATACTGCGGCATATAATAAAAATTTATCACAACGAAGAATTTCTTCGGTTCAAAATTATTTAAGAGCTTGGAACGGTGGTAAATTAAAAAAATATGTTGATGGTAAAACATTAAAAATTGTTGATGGAGCATCGTTAGGAGAATCCGCAACTAATGTTTCTCCAAAATCTAAAGGTGGTGGTAGCTTAGGTCCATTTAATTGTTCTGACGGAGACCCATCAGCTAATAAAAATAATGAAATATATACCACAAATGCTATGGCGTGTAGAAGGGTTAGTATACGAAGTGTAAAATCGAATATTAAACCAAACGCGACAGTAACTCCAGAAAATAGCACACAAGGTGGTAGTGGTAACGGTACTATACCAGTTCCTGGT